CTCGCGCAGCTCCTCGGGGATCTTCCGGCCCTTGCGCCGCAACCATTCCCGCAGGCCCGCCTCGGCGGCCTTCTTCTGCGGGTCTTGGGTGCGTGTGAGCTGCCATCGCAGGGCCTGGATCAGTTTCCCGCGGCGCGGGCTTCCTCGTCGGCCAGCAGGGCCGCGCGGTCTTGGGCGATCCGCAGGATGCACTCCAGCAGGTTCGTCCACTCGGGCCGCGCCAGCATCTGCGCCGCCTCGGCGACGCGGTACACCAGCGGCTGCCCGCCCACCGTGAGGTTGCGCGCGCCCTTCCAGAGCGTCTGGGCGACCGCCTGGGCGAGGATCGCCCGCTCATCGGCTGGCGACAGCCGGCGGTCCCGGATCTCAAGCAGGTAGGGCCTGCGGGCTTCCTCAAGGGCGCGCTCGTACTCGACGCCGATCGGGCAGACCAGCACCGCCGGCCGGTCCTCGTGCTCGCCGCGCGAGGCGACGGCAGAAAGCGTCCCGTCCGGCTGCCGCGACAGCAGCCACCAGACACCGCCGGACAACTTGCCGGCGTCGAGCTTGCAGGTGTTGAGGTCCATGCAGCCTAGCTACTGGCTCAGTCCCACCGCTGCAACCGCAGCGTGCAGTCCTGCGCCTGCGAGCGATAGCCGGCAACCGTCATCGCCCGGAAGATGTCTGCCCCAGGACCGGACACCGGAACCGACAAGTCGGTGATCTTCGCCTGCGGCATCGCCACCGACCACCCGCGCCCGTTGGCGTCCGTCGTGACAAGCCACAGGTCCGTCGCCGTGTTGCTTAGGAACGTGGTCTGGTCGTCCTGGGTGTCGAAGTAGGCCGAGAGGTTCGCCGAGGCCGTGAACAGGCCACGGCTCATCGACACCGGGCCGAGGGCGGCGAGCTGCTCGCGCGGGCGGATGTTGTTCGCGATGGACAGCGCCACCGACTGCGCCGGCACGTCCTGGCCGACGCCGGCGAAGTTCGACAACTGCACCTCCTGCACGCCGATCGGGTCGAGCGTCGGAGCGAACGTCATGGCCGCGTAGGTCGCGCCGGTGATGAACACGTCCGTCGTGCCCGTGTTGCCGGTCACGATGCTGTCTTTCGCCTCCATCTGAAAGGCCACCGTGGCGAGCTGATTCACGGCCAGGTTGATCGACGCCGAGTTGAACACGCAGCCCCGGTAGATGTGCGCCCGCTGCAGGTCCAGATGGGCAATCTCGACGGTGAAGCTCTGTTCGCTCAAGGCATTGGTCGCCCGCGCGCCGCGCGTCACAGTCACGTTGCCCGACGAGCCGGTGAAGTTGGCGACTCGGTCGACGGTCAGCGTGGTCGCTGCAACGTTGGTCACGCGCAGGTAGCCCATGTCGGCGGCTAGGCCACCGGACAGCCGGATGATGTCGCCTACGGCGAACCCATCCGTGATGAAGCTGGGAGCGGCCCGCGTGATGGTCTTCGCCGCCGCCGTCGTGGTGCAGCTCGCAACCGTGGCCGCCGCCGCCACCGTCGAGTTGCTCAGGAGCGCGAACAGCGCGGCGTTGAGGCCTTCGCCGCTCGGCGAGTGCCGCAGCTCGCATGGCAGCGTTCCCGTGGCCCCTCGGCCAGTCCGTACCATGTCCTCGACGTTGCGCGTCTGGTTGATGATGTTGGACGGCGTCTGCGACACCCTGTCCGCCATCGAATGGCCAGTCACCGGCAGACGCAGCATCGTAGGCGTTGCCGGCGTGACGCCGTAGGTCACTTCTTGAACGATCGAGACACGAGTGCGGAATCCGTCAGCCATGGTCAGATGGTGTAGTCAGCTTGGAAAGGCACGCGCACGACGCGCGTAACGGTAGCCGCCTCGATGTCCAGCGCACCGGACACGGTCGGCGGCGGGAAGAAGCGAATCGGGAACGGCGAGGAAAGCTCGACGCCACGGAACGCCACGATGACCGACTCGGCCAACGTCATCACGGCGGCGTCGCCGCGCTCGCGCGGCTGCTGGAGCCGGACCTCCATCTCGCCCACGGTTCGCCAGCGGCAGGGACGACCTAGCGTGAGCTGTTGCTCCTCGCGCACGTTGACCGTCACCCGCGCCACGGGCTGGTCGCCGGCGAGGGCCGGGCTGTTGTCGAAGACGGTGTCGATGCCGCCCGGCGTGGCCACCTGGGCCATGTAGCGGCCTCGCACGGCCTCGATGGCTTGGGCCTGGCTCATCGCAGGCCCCCGAAGGTCTGGCGCAGGACGGCCAGCGTCGGGCCGACGACGCCGTTGGGCGCCTGCCGGCTCCACGGCTTCTTGCCGGGGCCGCCGAACTCGATGACCTGGCCGTACGGCACCGGGCACGAGAACCAGACCAACGACGGCTGCGACAGTTGCCGCACCGTGGTCATCAGCTCCTGCACGACCTTGGTTCCGTTCGGGTCGACGCCTGGCAGCTCGCCGCGCGCCGGCACGTTGAACGACGCCTGCCAGTTGCGCCGCATGTGGCCGCCGAGGTAGCCACGCCGGCGCAGGATCGGCAGTCCACGAGCGCGTCGCCCTGCGTTGATCGCCCACGCCTCCTCATTGCCGACCGGCGTGTTGAGCACGAGCTGCCGGATCGCCTCGGCGCAGACGCGCTTCTGAAACTCCACCGGCTTACGGCGCAGGTTCTCGGTGGCCCAGTCGTTGAGCCGCGCCACGAACTGCTGCGCGTTGCTCACGCCACCACCTTCCCGCAGTCGCAGCGGTAGGACGTCGTAACGCCCTGCACCTGGTACTCCTCCACCTCCACGATCTGGTACGGGTTCGCGGTGTCGCCTCCGACGACGATCCGGTCGCCCTTGTCCGGGACGACGGCGAGACCCTGCGCCGGAAGGTAGAACGTGCCCGTGATGCTCTGGTCGATTCCCTGCGCGGCGTAGCGGTTCACGTCCCGCACCGGGCCCTCGGCAGTCAAGTTCGTGGACGTCACCGTCTGCGTGACCGTGCCGTTGGCGTTGTAGCCCAACGCCGTGCGCGTCTCCAAGGTGACGGCCTGGCCGAACGTCGCGGCAAGCTCCGTCTCCAGCGCCAGGAACTCGGCGGAAAGCGTCACAGGTCCATCCAGCCCCAGCTGGAGGAAGCCCCGATCAAACCCGCCGTCGCAAGCATGCGCTCGGCTTCGACGAGTTGCGTCTCGGCGGGCTTCGTGCCGGCGTAGGTCACCGACTTCGACGAGCCGGACGCCGAGGACAGCGACTCGGCGCGGATGTCGCCCGTCGTGCGCGTGGTCGGACTCAGCGTGATGCCTTGGACGTGCAGCGCAGCCAATACCGCCGTCGCCTGCTGCACACGAATGGGCACGACGTCGCTTGCGATCAGCTCGCCGGCGGCGTCGTAGGCGTAGTCGCGCGGCCAATCCAACGCCTGCGACGCCGAGTAGCGGTAGCCCACCCAGCGACCACCGAAGCGCAGGTCCAGCGCGCGGGTCGCGACCATCAAAGCGGTCTGCTTCGCGGCACTGTTCGCCGCAGTCCAGGCCGCCGGCGTGCCGTAGTCGGCAAGGTAGGTCGTGGCGAAAGACTCGCTGCAGTAGCTCGTGGCCGTGCTCGATCCGCTACCCGTCTCGACTACGAATGCCATGCGTCTTTGCGATGTCGGAGTGTGTGACCCTGCCGCACGGCCCTAGGACGCGCAGCAGGGTCGGGCGCCCGTCAGATTGGGACGATCCAAGCGCCAGAGATTTGCAGGTTCGCAGTGCCCGAGCTGTAGAAGGCGACGACCTGCAAACGGATGAACCGCTTGGTGTTCTGCGTCGAGCCGTCGCTGCCGATGCTCACGTTGTCGACGTAGAACACTTCGCGCCCGGAGGATGGCGTGGCGAACTGGCCGTCGATCTGGGCTGCCGATCCCAGAATCGAGATGCCGAGGCGCGTTGCCCCCGTGGAAAATGCTGCATCGTCAGCGCCTTGAATCCGCAGCCAGTAGGCCCCGGTGATCGAGGTAGTGATGGCGGTCCAGTCCACCACGACGGCGAAGCGAGCATAGGGAGCGGTCGACGACGTGTTCACGTTGAACGCTGGAGCCACTTGGCCCAGGTCGATGCTCGCCACCGTGCCGTTCACGACGGTGTCCGTTGGCCCCGTGTACGACAACGCCGCCGTCAGGCGGTTGGTGTCGTCTAGGGTGAAGTTGTGGCACTGGTGGACCATCAGCGCCTCTGGTAGGTGGCGAAGATGCCCGCCGTGCAGCTGCCGGCCGCGCCGCCGCGCACCCAGCTGATGCGCATGTACCGAACCGTCTCCTGCTGCGACGCCACCGTCGCGCTCGGGTGCACGACGTTGTTGACGTGCACGACGTGGCGAGTGCCAGGGCAGGAGTCCACCGGCTGGCCGATCGAGGCCGTGTCGCCGAACGTGATGGTTCCCAGCCGGTACGGCGTGGTGAACGCCGTGTCGCTTGCGCCCTGGATGCTGTAGGCGATGAACTCGCCGGTGCCGACGGCGACTGCCGACACGTCGAAGATGACGTCGACTTCCTGGTAGCCGCTGCCGAGGTCCACGACGAGCGTGCCGTTGCCCGTCGTCGTGTTCGTCGTGCCAGCCGCCTGCAGGACCATTGCCGAGTCCTGCGCGAACTGCATGTTCTGGTGTGCCATGTGTTGATCCTCCTTGGATCAGGCGATCGCCGTGGCGTCCGAGATGTCGTAGAGGCGAGCGACGCAACGCGGGTGGATGTCCACGAGGTTGCAGTACCACTCGACGCGGGTGCGGAAGACCGGCTTGCTGTCCTGCTCGCCGAGGTCGCGCACGTCGATGCTGCCGTTCTGGACCACCTGCAGGCCCATGTCCGACATCGACATGACGTAGATCGAGGTCGAGCTGTCGTTGTTCTCGTTGAAGCCGATCTGCTGCAGACCGGACGCCGTGCCGAGGACATCGGCTTCCAGGATCGGCAGACCGGCGTAGCTGGTGACGATACGGCCGAACTCGTCGCGGCTGGTCGAGATCGACGAGCTGTTGCGCAGGAAGGCCGTCATGTTGACCTTCGTCTTCTTCGCCATCAGCAGGTGCGTCGGGTTGTCGACGGCCTGGATGGCTTCGTCCAGCGACTTGAGCGACAGCGCCGCGCCGCCGCTGTTCTGGATGATCTGGTCGGCGTTCTCGCCGGTGTCGCTGACGGCGTTGCTGCCGAAGCCAGCGCCGAAGCGCGCCTGGAGACCGTCGAAGCCGTTGGCGTTCGCGGTCGCGCCGGGGATCGCCGTCGTGCTGCCCTTGATGATCTGGTGGGCGATGGTCTGCGCAAGCAGCGTCGCCTTCATCGTCTCGTGCGCCGAACGCGCTTCCGGGCCGTGCGTCTGGACCAAGAAGCGGTCGACGTCGAGGTCGCCGCCGATGATCTTGAGCGCCACGCTGCGCGTCTCGACCGAGCCAGCGGCCTCGGTGTACGCTCCGTTCACGGCGCGGAACTCGACGCTTCCGAGGTTCGCCGCGCGCGTCCAAGCGAAGCTGTTGCCCTGGATTTGGGTCAGAGGCATGGCCGCGAGAAGCGGCGACGCCTGGGCGAAGGTCTGGAGGATCGCGGCGCGCTTGAACTCGCCGTTGTTCTGCGCGATCAGCGCAGACTGGTAGAGACTGACTGCCATTGGTGTTTCTGGTTGCGGTTGTTAGCCCGCAACGGAACACCAACGACCGACAGCCCAGAGCTAGCGCGGGTCCGTGTTTGCACGGTTCAGCAGTTCCCTTGCGGGCAGAAGTGTCTGCCCTGGGTTCGCTGCGCGACCGGCACCGCCGGTCTGCGAGCCGCCACCGGATCCCCCGGTGCCTTGTGCCACGAACAAGCCGCGCGTCGAAGGCGCTTCCCGCATCTCCGAGATCAGCTCGTCGAATCCCATCGGGTCACTTGATCCCGACTTCTTCGTGACGCGAGGCTTCCCGCCCGCGTCCACGATGGAATGCTTGAGGTTGCCATCCGCGTCCTCATCGACGCGGATGTATTGCTTGGCCAGCGTCAGGATCGCGTCCATCGACTGCGACCCGCCGAGCTTGGCCACGACCGGGGCGAGTTCGCCCGCCACCATGCGCTCGCGCAGCGCGGCCGTCCGGGCCGTCAGCTTGCCTTCGAGCTTGGCGCGCTCCTCGGCCATCTTCGCGTTCACGGCGGCCTTGAAGTCCTCGATTTCCTTGGACCCCTTGAGCTGGCCGGCCTGGAGCTTCTCCAGCGCCTCGCGCGCCTCGGCGGCCTTCGCCGGGTCAATGCCCTCGTAGGCCTTGACTGCGGCCTTGGCCGCGTCGCGCTCGCTGCGCGCCTCGGTCAGCGCCCGCTTCAGCCCGCCCACGTCCTCGACGCCCCAGCCTTCCTTCAGCGCCTCGACGACGAACTTGTCGCCGTTCTGCTTGGCGGCGTCGCGGAGACCCTCGGGGAGGTCAGCCAGGCTGTCGGCGATGATGCGGAATGGCATAGGTGCCGGCTGGTGTATATCGACAGGCGCGGCCGCGCTAGGGGGTCGTCAGTTTGCCGCGGCCTCGTCCGCCATCTGTGCGATGCGCTTGGCCACCGCCGCGCCGAGGTCTCGAACCGTGTCCGAGGCGTAGCCCGTGGCGTAGATGACCGTCGCTTCGACGCCGTTGGGCGCCGTGCCGCCGGCGACGGCGATCGACAGCCCCTTGCGGGTCATGTAGGCAACCAAGTCGCCAGCGCGCGCCATCATGGCCTGCGTCAGGTCGGGGTCACTGTGCGGCTTCATGCGTCTTCCGGGTCAGGGATGCGGTCGAGCTGGCGGAGGCGGTCGATCGACAGCGGCTGCAGGTCTTTGCCGACCATC